AGAGTATCTTGATACGAAAGGCATACCTACAAGTGGTGGAGGTCAAACTAATGAGTTTAGAAATATGACCTTTAAAGATGCTTTTAATGCTCACGTGAAGAGACTTAAAAATAAGATACCCGGATTAGATAAAATGCCTGAGTATGTTATAAGACCTATGATTGGTTCAGCATATCGTGGAGGCATACTTGGTAGTCCTGATACAATAGATTTTATTAATGCAGGTAAATACAAAGAAGCGGCAGATGAGTTTCTCGACAATGACGAGTATCGTGATAAAAATACGTCAGCACAAATTAAAGCACGAATGAAAGAGCTGTCTGATGCTTTACGTTATTATGGATCCAGAGACGATAATATTACAGACAATACGCAATATCAAACAAACATATTCGATATGAATAGCTCTGATATGAATAATTCAGATCGCAATGTCTCAGATAGAAATAGAACTCGGAGATAAATATGGCTTATAAACAAAAAACAGAAAATGAACGCAGAAATTATCGTGAAGCTGATGAATCTGGCCCATTAGCAGTAAAGCTTCAGCCTGAGTGGTGTAATGAACCAACATGGAAAGATCTGCATTCAGATTATATAGCTGCTCAAGATGACCATGCTCTATTTGTTGAAGATCTTCAGCGATGGGCTACAAATATGGAGGGTGGACCTCCAATTAAGACAACAAAGGGAAAAAGCGTATCAAGACCATTGGTTATTCGTAAGCAGGCTGAATGGACATATCCTATGCTTGAGGAACCGTTTTTAAATTCGAGACGAATGTTTGATGTACAGCCAACTGGACCTGAAGACATTAACGGAGCCAAACAGAATCAAGACGTACTTAACTATCAGTGGGAGCATCGTATTAATAAGGTCGAACTTATGAACGATATTTCAAGAACATTGACTAATGAAGGTACTGTAATTGTTAAAACAGGATGGGAATACAAAGAGGAAGAAGTAACAACAATTGAAAAACGTCCTATCTATGCTGATGGTGAAGAGTCATTGCAAATGATTAATGATGCTGTAGCATCTGGTAGGCTGGCTCCTGAGAAAGCACAAGCAATGATTGAGACTGGTGAACCGATGATCTCTGGATACGAAGAGGTTGAGGTAGTAAAGAAAGTCATAATCAGAAATAATCCAAAACATATTGTACGTGATAATGAAAACATAACATTTGATCCAACATGTAACGGTAAGCTATCAAAAGCGAATTTCCTTGTCGATGAATATGATATTAGTATGAGTGAACTAAAAGAGAATGAATATAATCCAGAAACTGGTGAAGGCTATTATCATAATTTACATTTAATTGACATAGATGCTGAAAGTAGCAATGCTACAACAAATAATGAAATTTATACAGAAGATAAGCCAAATGATGAGAGCTTTCAATTTAAAGATAAACCACGTAAACCTATGCGTGCTTATGAATATTGGGGATACTGGGATATAGATGGTTCCGGTATTGTTAAGCCCATTGTAGCTACATGGATTGGATCAACTATGATTCGTATGGAGAAAAATCCATTTCCATTTGAAGGTATACCATATGATATGTCTAAATATATGCCAAAAAAAGGCAAAATACATGGAGAGCCAGATGGAGAGCTTATAGAGGAGAATCAAGTTTCTATAGGTAAACTAAAAAGAGCGGCTCACGATATAACTACTGATAAAGCTATTGGTCAAGAGTTTATAAATGAAAACTTTTTTGCAAGTCCATCTGAGAAAGATAATTATAAGAATGGACGAACTGTATATTTTAGAGACGGTAAAGATCCTAAAACAAGTATATACAGAAGTAATGTAGATCCAGTACCAAATGTTGTATTTAATATGATGAATATGGAAAATGCTGAAGCTGAAAGTCTTACTGGAACTAAATCTTTTAATAATGGTATATCAGGCGACTCCTATGGTTCTAGCGTCGGTGGGATACGTTCAGCTGAAAGCGCAGTAGGTAAGCGCAAGATGAGTATTCTTAGACGTATATCCGATATGATAAAAAACCTTGGTGAGAAAGATATAGCAATGAACCAGGTTTATCTTAGCGATGAAGAAGTTATTCGTCTTACAAACAATGAATTTGTCAGGATCAAACGTGAGGATTTGAAAGGTAATTTTGATCTTACAGTACAGATTAGTACACCTGAGAAAGATAATGATACTGCCGAAAAACTTAATATGCTTATGCAGACTAATGCTGCTTCTATGAATCCTGAGCTTGCAAATAAAGTATATGGCAAAATGGCTGATCTATGGTATATGCCTGATATTGCAGAAGATTTTAGAAACTTTAAACCTGAACCAGATCCAGCACAACAGGAACTTATGCAATTAAAGCTTGAAAACGAAAGGCTTATAAATAAGAAACTTCAAATGGAGATACTAGATATCGCTAAAGGTATTGAAGGTGAAGACAGTAAGATTGAAGAGCGCAAAAGTCGTACTCTTGAAAATGTTAAAGCTGATACACGTGAGAAGGAAGCTCAGGCTCTTGAGAATGAAGCTACAGCTCTGCTTAATAGAGCAAAAGCTGAAAAACTTCAAGCTGAAACTGATATATTGGATCAGAAATTTGTTAGAACACATAGTGGACAGGAACGTGCTGAGCATGAACTCGATAAAGAGTATGATGCTATGACTAAAAAAGAACAAATGGCTTTCAACCATTTACTTAAAAAAAGCGAAGCTAAACAAGGAGGACAAGACGATGAACTACGCAGACATGAAACTACGGAACCAGGGGCTGGAGTCTCTGATACAGAGCAAAGCTGAAGATCTTGCTGCAAACTATGTTGATCAAAGAGATCAGCAAAAAGCTGTTATAGATCAACAAAAACAACAAGCTGAAGCTATTCGTAACGAAGAAGATGCCATGAGAAGCAAGCAGGCATACGAATTAGGCAAAAAACAAGGTTTAGGTACAGCATACAGCCTTTATCAACAAAAACAGCAGGAGGAGGCTGCAAAGAACGATGAGGAGCAATATAATATTTTAATGCATATGTATAATGGAAATCCCAATATGCAAGAAATTGAAGCAGCATTTAATAATGGAAAAATTAGTGAAGGAGTGTATTCAGCATTAGCTAAAGTAGCTAGTGAAAGACAAAATAAAGTATCTGAAATTACACAAAATGCTATAAAGCTTGCCAATGAAACATCTGGTTCTGTTAATCCTCAAGAACAACAAACTCCTCCTCAAGTACAACCGTTGGGTATGTAATTATACATAACCCTCTGGTTCCATATAAGCCTGTGCTATAATTCTTTCAATAGTTAAGACAAAATACAGTCAAAACTAAAATAAAAATATGGCAATGATGAAAATCATCCTAAAGGAAATGTAGTGAATAAAGAAGCAACACAAATAGAGACACAAACAGAAACTTCTAATTTGAAACAAGAGCTTAAAGAGATCGATGATAAGATAGCTGAACTCGAAGAGTTCGTTAAACTTGGTGAAGCTGTTGGCAGACTTATAGTCAATGAAGACTATATTAAAGTATTTGTTGATGGATTTTTCGATAGTGAACGAGATAGAATCGCAGGAGTTCTGACAACTCCAAATTCTTTTGATAGAGGACAGCTTAATATTTTCATGGAAAAGCTTGCTTCAATCAGACATGCTAAAGAATATATTAAAGTATGTATGATCAACTATGATACTGCAATGCAGAGAATTGAAGATGAAAAAGAGTATCGCAAAAAAGTTACTGCAAGATACAGTCAAGATATTAAATCTGAAGAAGGCTAAATTATGGCTGTTGAAACAGATGTAAATCTTGATGAACTCAGTGATGAGGAATTTTTGGCAGCAATTGATACTGACGATTCAAAAAAAAGTCATCCAGATGTAAATCCATCTGATGACAATGATAATGTAAACGAAGTTGTAGAAGACAGTGAGGACACAGATCAAGATGGTGAATCAAACTCTCCTGATCCAGAAGATGAAACAAATGATCAGATTGACGATGATGATCAGGAAACTTCCGATGGCAACGAAAGTAACGAGGAACCAGACTTAGAAGAAAACACTCATAGTAATGAAGATGAATCTACTGATGATAGTATTGATGATGACAGTGAAAGCACTAATGATAGTGAAACAGAAGCTGGCTCAGAAGATGAAACTGATACGAATGATGAAGGCGACGGTCAGACTCAGGATACAGATGAACTCGACTATAAATCCAAGTATGATGAATTAAAATCTTTTTACGATGAAATAACTTCAGAGTTTAAAGCCAATGGTAAAACGGTAAAAGGATTTAAAGATCCTAAAAAGATAATCCAATCACAACAGATGGCTATGGGTTTATCTGAGAAAATGGCAGCACTTAAACCTTATCGACCTTTTATGGAACCACTTAAAGAGAGGGGTATGCTTGATGATATGTCAAAATTCGACCTGGCTATGCAGCTTTTGGACGGAGATGTTGATGCATTGAAAAAGCATATGAAAGATCTCGATATTGATCCATTCGAGTTAGATATGGATAATGTAAATTATCAACAAAAAAAGACAACTGCTTCTGACTTAGATATTGCTATAGATGATTTGTTTGAAAATGCAAAAACACATGGTATAGACAATGAGTTAAAAACTGCACTTGAAACAGATTGGGACAAGGACTCAGTTCTTGATATCTTAAATAATCCAGCCATAGGTGAAGACTTGATAGATCATATTGAAAGCGGTGCGTACAATGCAGTACAGGACCGTATAGCTGAGAAGCAGAGATATGATAGGTCTTTCTCCCGAATGTCTTCCTTGCAACAGTATCAGGAAGCGGCAGCTGAGCTTAAAGCTGAATATGACGCATATTTAGTTGAAGAAGCAAAGCGAATGAAAGATGATGCAGCCAAACATAAGGCTGAATCAAAAAATAATTCACGCCATAAAATCGATACTGAAAAAGCAAAGATAGAAAAGAAGCGTAAAGATGAGGCTTACAAAGAAAAAGTAGCTGAACAAAAACGTGAAATCGAGGAGAAGCGGAAAAAGGCTGCATCACTCAGTAAGTCAAATAAAAGCAGACCAAAAACTGTGACTAAATTTGATCCTGATAAAATGAGTGATGAAGAATTTGCAGCTTGGACAGATGGGTT